TCTTTAAATGTTCTTAAATATAACTTAAGGTATAACTTAAGACTGAAATTAAACGTAATAGCATAAGGAACGACAACATGTCTGATGCTGGGGATTCCCACGAACTCCGAAGACTACGAGAAGAGCAACTACAACTAGAAACTAACGTAACAAACCTAAGAGAAAAACTACATGCTATGGAACTTGAGGTTTCACAGCTGGGTATACACTTAGGGGTCGTCAAGACAAGACTTATGTCTTTTGATAGCCTTCTTGGATGGATCTTAAAGATCTCCGCCGCTGCTATCATTGGTGCCTTCATGACCTTCTTACTGAGAGGTGGACTGGTGCTATGAAGCTAGATGAAGAACATAAAACTCTAACAAGAAAGAATATCGCTTCTGGTGTTATCTGGGGGTTAGCAATTGCAATTGTTCCTCTAGTGATTCAAATGCTATGTATGCAGTATCTTTTCTAATACATAATAGGACCAGTTTGGTACTTATTATCCAATAATAAAACCTTTGTTTACATAGAGTTTATACTTAATTGTTATAAATTGTTGATGTTAAAGGGTTTTTATTTTCAATTTAAAGTGCGTATTCGATGCACCCATTCCAAATGCCTTGAAAGGACGGAAACAATGTCAAATCATCCCGGAAATACTAAATCTCTGGAGAAGTCACGTAAGCCCGGAAGTGGCCGTCCCAAAGGCGCTAAGAACATTAACTCTGCGGCTGCTTCTAAGAAGCTTGAGGAAGTAGGCTTCGACCCTATTGAGATGATGGTAACTAAATATCGTTACATTGAAGATCAACTTGACAACCATCATAGTGGTAAGGTTAAGCTTGGTGGTGGTGCTTATGCACAGTTAGTAGCTGTACAAGGCAATCTCATTAACAACCTTATGGCTTATGGCTATAAGAAAGTTCCTGAAAAGGTAGAACAAGAGATTACGACCAAGAAGCCTATTGCTATTAGGCTTACTCCTGTATCTAAGAAAGAATAACATAACAACAGTATTGAGAACAGTATGATAGATGAACTAAGTATACACAAAGAAAACAGCCCTGAACCTTACTACTCTGAAGATGAAGTAGTTCTACATGAAGGGCAATCACAGGTTGTAAGCGATCTATTTATCGATAACGTCGTTAGGTACATTGTATGTAATGCTAGCCGTGGCTTCGGTAAGTCCGTTTTAGGAGCTACTGCTGCTATGGTTGCTGTACAAGAACTAATAGACCTTCCCGCTGAAGTCCCTAATAAGAACGTTGCTATTATCGCACCTACTTATGCTCAAGCTGTAGACATCTACTATCCTATTGTTGCTTATATGCTCGGTGGTGAAGCTGCTGCTCTAAAGTCTAGTCGTGTAGCTGGTATGTTCTGGTTCCCTAATAACGTAACACTAAAGATCTGGTCTTATGAGGCTATTGAACGTATGCGTGGTACTGGTCAGTATTTCGTAGTAGCAGATGAAGTATGCTCTTGGAAGGGCGCTGGTACTAACCTTAAGGAAGCTTGGGAGTCTGTTATTCAGCCCTGTATTGCTACTCGTTGGTCTAAGAAGAACGCTGATCGTTGGGGTGCTAAACCTGGACGAGCGCTTATCATCTCAACTCCAATGGGCTATAACTACTTCTATGAGATGTATAACCGACAAGACGCTGATGACCAATGGAAGTCCTATACCTATACGTATACCGACTCTCCTTACCTAGATCCTGAAGAGATTGAACGTGTTAAACTAACACTTGATCCTCTTAAGTTTGCTAGAGAGTACTCAGCTAGCTTTGAAGACTCAGGTAACACTGTCTTCTACTGCTTCAATAGAGATGAACATGTTGATAAGAACCTACCTTACTTTGAGGCTGGTGAAGACGTCCATGTAGCTATTGACTTTAACGTTGGTATTATGGCTTCTTGTGCTTTTGCACTAAGAGGTAATCAGATACACATCCTAGACGAGTTCCAAGGGCATCCTGACACAGAGACACTAGCTGCCCGTTTAGCTGAGAAGTATAAAGGCCATAGGATTATCTCTTACCCTGACCCTAGTGGTCGTGCTAGGAAGTCCTCTGCTGCTGTAGGTAATACAGACTTCACGATCCTTAACGCTAACAAGATCATCACAAGAGCACATAACAAGGCACCACCTATTATTGATAGTGTCGCTGCTGTGAATAAGAAATTCAAGAACGCTAATGGTGATATCGATATGTATATCCACCCTAGATGTGTTAATACAATTAAGTCTATAGAACGAACCTCTTGGGTTGAGAGTAATCCTGATACGGCTACGATCTGCAAGAAGGAAGGTGTCGAGCACTGGACTGATGGCTTACGTTATGCTGTTGAGTATCTGTTCCCTGTAAGAGGTGGCACTAAAGTAACAACAAAAGGCTTCGGATTTTAAGCCTAAAGAGAAGGAACCTTCAATGCCCAAAGGCAAAGGTACTTACGGTAAGACGGTAGGACGTCCCGTTAAGAAGAAACCTACTAAAAAGAAGTAACGATAGAAGGGAATAGGCGTTATGGCCTTGATTGAATACAAACTAGACAACAACTCGGTAGACTTTAAGCTTGAGTTGGCCCGTGTAGGTGCTCAAGGTCGTAATGCAGAAGATGGCATTGATGGTATTGATGCTAACATCGTGTTAGAAGATGACAAGATACCTAACAGCTACCTGCTACCTCCCGAACTCTCCTCAAGCAACTGGTAAGGATACCAAATGGCACAATATAAGATTTTTAAAGAACTAACTCTACCTGAAGTAGGTAGTCTAGAACCACACTCAATTTACTTGGTAGCCCCAGTTGGCTCCCCTGATTATGTTGAAGTATACATTACAGGCGCGACTACTAGCGTCGTTAAACGCGTTATTGATGAAAATGACGTACAAGCCCTGATTGACACTGCCGTAAGCACTCTGAATGCACTCGAAGTTGTTGCTGATATTACTGCTCGTGATGCTCTTTCTCTGACAGCAAACGCTCAGATCCTAGTTATCGATGCTACAGATGACTCTACAGTTGACTCTGGCGCTGCTACCTACGTGTGGGATAACGATGAATCCACATTCACTAAGATCACTGAACATGAAAGCCTTGATGTAATCATCAACTGGGCCGACATTGTTGGTCGTCCGTCTAGCTCTGTTGCTGACATTGATGATGCAGTCGCTCGTAAACACAGCCACGCAAACAAAACCCAACTTGACTTGATCACTGAGAATGGTGATGGTGAGATGCTCTATAACGGTGCTCTACCTTCGATCGCTTGGGATAGCGTTAACTGGTAATGGCATATTTCCGCACAGAGAAAGTAATAGCAGGTCTACCTTCCACTCTAGCCCCCGATACACTTTACTTTGTGCGGAGTGGCACAGGCTACAAACAATACTTAACAGATACAACAGGCTCAATTGCCTATGAACAAAACGGATTATCTTCTCGTGGCTCTGCTACCCTAGACTTTGGGAGTGGTAGTAAGACAACTGAAGTTACTGTTACGGGCATACCTAGTATCACTAACGATAGCGTAGTCTTTGTTGAAATGAAGATGGAAGCTACGGCTGACCACTCAATTGATGAGCTACTAATAGACCCTATCAGACTAGCAATTAAAGACTTAGTCGTTGGGCAAGGTTTCACTATTTATGGTGAGATGGACAATGCCGAAGCAAATGGAGAATACATCATACACTGGTCTTCAGTGTGACATCAGGAGTAACAAATGCCATTAGAAAATAAAACTGCTGAAGAGCTTGAAGAACAGCGCGTAGTAAGGGCTGCAGCCATCCTCATTCAGAACCAAAGAATCCTCGCTAACTTTAACATGAAGGTGGACAAATGAACTTAGCAGATGACGTAACTAACCTCACCCAACAGACAACAAACCTTCTTAACGTTTTCCTCACTCAAAGAGATAATGTTGGTGAACAAATTAAAGTTGCTGTTTCAGATTCAGAGAACGCAGCCCAAGAACCTTTAGTGTCTATGGCTGTTAATTTGATTGACACACAAGTACTTCTTGTGCAACTATTAAGTAGGCAGAACACATGACAATCGAAACACAAGTAGCAGCGCTAACTGCTTCAACAACCGCCCTATTAACCGCAGTAGGAACCCAACAAACAACTGTTGATGATGCCATTGTATCCTTCAATGCTGCTATCTTAACTGTAAACAATGACCTTAACAATGTAAACAACACAAGTGATGCAGATAAGCCAGTAAGCACTGCACAGCAGTCAGAACTAGACCAACTACAACCAACACTTGTATCTGGCAGTAACATCAGTACTATTAACGGTGTGTCTGTCCTAGAAGGTGGCGATCTTGTTATTGCTCGTAGTCCAACCTCTTTAGCTTCTTTACCATACGAGTCTCGTGGAACCTTGGGGTATGACCCTGTAGCACCTAACCTACCTAACGTAGTAGATGACTCTATAGTAGTAGAGGGTATTGGTTTGTTTATGTGGGTTAGTACTACAGATGAGCCCGATGATGACGAGACTTGCTTTACAACCCCTTCTGGTCAGTGGCTTCTCTCTATCCCTGCATTTGACTTGCTCTCCGCTTGGGACTTAGTAGAAAAATCTATCATTGATGAAGTAGTTGAAGACTTCTTGCTTGCTCACTCAGACCCAGATCATTACATAGTTTAAGGAAATAAAACATGTCTACACTACGCTCACTACGGCTGCTTGGCTCAGTCGAATCCGGGATTACTCTTGGACCAGCTCTAAATACATTTCTAACTGATCCGGGCCGCTTGTCTGAGTTCCACGTACTTATGTCTATGCGTGGCCAAGCCCGCCGTATGGCTGCTAGTACAACCTCAATGGCGGCTATTATGTCCTCTTCTATCGCTACAAATGCAGTATTTGCTGACACAGATATTAACAACCCGATGGTTGCTAAAGCTATTGTTGCAAATCAAACTGCGATTACCACTGTTTCCAACGACCCAGTTACTCTTAACGTTATTGGTACAAACCCTGTCTCTTGGGGCTTGTTCAAAGCGTCACCTTGGTATGAGTCTCGTGTCAAAGAAGTAATTGCTAACTTGGCAAACTTGACACCTACAGCTTACACAACCGCAAATGACATCGTAACTAACGCAAGTGCTGTTGCAAGTGTTGTTTCTTACCCTCGTTCTTTCGCTGCTGTCTTGGCTAGTCCTACAACAACAACAACAATGGCTGGTAACGCCGTCTCAATGGGTATCGTAGCCTCTGATGCTGTAGCTACTGGCTCCCTTGCAGGTTCAGCTGCTAGTATGTCTATTATCTCTAGCTCTAGCGCTGCTATGGAAGAAATCGCAGGGTCTAACGTCGCTATGCCCGCTATGGCTAATAGCGCCCCCGCAGTTCAAGCTATTGCTGCTAACCCTTCTGCTTGGCCTACTTTCCTTGCGTCACCTTACTTCGGTGCAAGTGATAAGACAATCATGCTTAACCTTGTTGGTGCTACTCCTAGTGATTACTCTTCCTTTGATGCAGTTATTGCTGATGCAGAGGTTCTAGCTCTTATCGCAGCTAACCCTGAAGCAGTAGAAACCTTTGCGGGTAACTCTGGTGCAATGACGACCCTTACCGGAAGCACTAACATTGGTATTATCCTTGGTAGTGACACTGCAATGGGCATTATTGGCACAGACACAACAGCCATGACTAACTTTATTAACACAACTTCAGCTATGGTTCCTTTGCTTAATAGCTCGGCTGCTAAAGGCTTTATTGTTGCCTCTACACCACTAGTAGACGCAGTTGCAGCTAACGGCGCTATGGTATCCTATATGGTTGCTAATGGCTTCCAGACAATCCCTGCATCTAACCGTAGTGGAACTACAACTGTATCGCAACCATTTGATGGCATCCCTAGTAAAGTTATGCTGCTTAAGATGCGTGCAAATAACATCGGTGCTATTGCAGCGACCTACACCTTCCTCGGTAGCCCTGCTGCTGGTACTGGTGCAAGCTCCACTATCGCTCTTAAAGGTACTGTTATTGAAACCCGCGTCTCTGGTTATACAGATTTGCAGTGGGGTGTTAGTGGTATTGCCGCAACAGCCGCCGCTTCCCCTGAAGTAACTTACTTCGACATGACATAAATGAGAAAGGAACTATAGCATGGCTGTAGAATTTAAATCCGGAGACGGTTCAGACTTAGCTACAGTTGATCCTCAAAGTAAAGCAATCAGAGTCACCCACTATTCCAGCGATGGGGTAGAGGGGTCTCATGACCTTCCTGAAGCAATTGTGGTTAATGACACCTCTTCCGCTAACGAAGACATTATCCCTTCAACAAACGTAGAGCTATATAAATTTGTATCTCTACAGGTCAATGGTAACTGGAATGCTGTAGTTACAGTTCAAGGTTCTAACGACAACAGTAACTTCTTTGATGTTGTGTTTCAAGATGTAAGTACAATTGACGCACCTTACAACACAGTATTATCTGAAAATAGCCTTATCAAAATCCCAGTGTTCTTTAAGCATCTACGCGTAAGAGTTACTAGTTACACCTCTGGTATAGTCCAAGGTACTGCTTTCGGTTACTCTGAAGCAAACTCTTTTAACTCGGTAAGCCAAGTTGGTTCTGTAGCCCTAAACGCTGAGACCACTAAAGTCATTGGTACAGTAAACGTATCCGCAGACCAAGCCCACATTGTAGGCCAAATCACAGCCGCCGATAACCTCGTAGGTGTGCCTGACAATACAGGTACTTTAGTTCAAGGCAACCCTTCTGTTAACTCTTATATTCAGTTGGATACTAACCCACAGCACTCGGCTTGGGCAGTTGAAATCACAGGTGATCTAGATGGGGCTACTTTCTATTTTGAAGGGACAATCCATACAGAGGCAAATGAGGACGCCAACTGGATAGCAATTAACGGGCGCAGTACTGGTGTTCTTGATACAGATCTCTCTGCAAGCACTATTGGTGCAGGGTTCTTCCGTGGCAACTTAGCAGGTATGAAGCACTTCCGTGTAAGGGCAACAGGTGGCAACTCCAATATTAACGCTGAAATACATGTTCGTGTTGGTTATGGCTCTGGCGCGGTGTTCCTTAACGCCTCCATTCCAGCTGGCGATAACATCATTGGTACAGTTCGGGTAGCTCCTAGCTTCTCTGAGGGTCCTACCTTCTATAAGTTTATCTCCTCTTCCGGTGTTAACTCCACTAACCTTACAACTTCAGTTACTAACTTAAACATCTTGAATGTTGTTAATACTTCTGCAACTATGCGTTACTTCAAGCTTTACAATAAGGCAAGTGCGCCTATCGTCGGCACAGATATTCCTCTGATCGTTATTGCTTTGTCTCCAAACTCCGCTAGTAACTTCACACTACCCCCTTTGGCAGGTATTGATTTTTCTATAGGTCTTTCTTTCGCTGCAATGACAGAACCACAAGACAGTTCTTCGGCACCCCTCACGGTTTCAGGTGAGATTGTTGCTATGATTGCCTACAACGACTAAAACAAACAAACTCCAACTGAGGTTCGAGAAAGGAAATAACATGGCAAGACTAACAAACCCATCAACGGCACAGCCAATGGGGAGGAACCGTTTATCGTCTCCCTCCAAAGATACCGTATCAGATGATGGCACTACTCTTGTGTCTATTGTTGATGGTGAACAAATTCAAATTCAGCTTACCGTAGGCTGGATGACTAACCTATCAAGTGCTAACATTGTAGCTAAAGTTGTTGAAGGTAATAACACAGGTGACGGTGAACTCCCTGATGGTACCGCTGAGAATGCGGCTGTTATTACCCTAGCTATCATAGATGAAGACGAAACAGACAACACTTTCAAGATCGTCATCCCTGAAGATCTAACCTCTACTTGGTCTCAGAAGGCCACTCCTAATAAACCTGTTTATGGCTTTATTGGCATGGAGATTGATGATGGTGGTGTTGGTTCAGCAAAGCAAGTATGGAAGCCTTTACGCGGTCTAGTAGAGATCTTGTATAGCCCTTCGGAGGCTTAATCCAATGGGTGCTAAGTACAGTTTAACTCTCTCCCCTACTGAGTATCACCTAGATTTAGACAGTAGCGATACTAATCTTTCTATTGAGAGTGATAATCACAACCTAGATGTGACTACCAACAAGTATCAGTTAAATGTAGAAGTAGACGCTACTACACTTTCTCTAAGTAGAGTAGGCGGCCAAGGATCTCAAGGCCCTGCAGGAAATACTACTATCTCTGACTTGACCTCTGGTGAAGTACAAGATGGTGATTTTCTACGGTACAACGCTGCTACAAGTTCTTGGGAGAACAAACCTCACACTTTAACTACTGCTAGTCTTGTCGATGTAGACAACACAGGTAGAGAAGATGGGGCTCTACTGTTGTACGATAGTACTTCTTCGAAATACGTAGCAACAACACAAATAGCTAACTCAAACTTATACTTGATTGGAGGGTCATTCTAATGGCTACTAAAATTCTTCTTAAAAAATCCACTACTAGTGGTTCGGCCCCAATTGCAGGCGACTTAGATGTCGGTGAACTTGCCATTAACCTTTCCGATCGTAAAATCTATGCTAAGAATAGTGGGGGTTCTGTTGTAACACTTGCGGGTGCTTACGTTGACTCCGTTGCACCTTCTAACCCTTCCGAGGGTGACATTTGGTATGACACCGCGAACAACCTCTTGATGGCTTACAATGGCTCCAGCTTTCTTTCTGCTGGTTATGCTACTTTATCTGATCTAGAAGATGTAACACTTACGGCAGTTACTACTGGTGACTTTCTACGTCATAACGGTACTGCTTGGGTAGACTCTGTTATTCAGGACTCAGACATCTCTTCTGCTATGGTTACTCAGCACGAAGGTTCTATCACTATTGACTCTACACAAGTCTCTGACTTTGACACTGAAGTTTCAAACAACACAGCGGTTACAGCAAACAGCGCAAAAGTAACTAACGTCTCTACTGACCTCACCAAGTCTTCTACTACAACTAACGTTACTATCCACAGTTCTGATGGTACAGATGTTGCTATTGGTGCTGCCACAGGTTCCGTAGCGGGTCTTATGACGTCGGCTGTTTTCGATGAGCATACAACAAACAATGCTAAAGTCTCTGACGTTAACCACAACGTTGATACTAACCTTAGCACTACTACTTCAACAACTTCGGTTACTGTTGTAAGTTCTGATGGTTCAAACGCCATTATTACTTCTGCAAGTGGTTCTGTTGCTGGTGTAATGACGTCTGCTCTATACAATAACGTCATAACTAACAACGCTAAGAGCACAAACGTAACCACTGACCTTGGCTACAATAGCTCTTCTAGTGCAGGTACAATTACCTCTTCGGATGGTGCTGACGCCACAATCCCTGCTGCTACTACTTCTATTGCAGGCTTGCTAACCTCCTCTGATAAGACTAAGCTTAACGGTATTGAAAGTGGCGCTAACGTAACTGACGCGGCTAATGTTACTGCTGCTGGCGCGTTGATGGATAGTGAACTAACTGACATCTCTGCGGTTAAAGGTATTAACCAAGCACTAACTACTACTTCTGATGTTGACTTTAACAACTTGGTTCTTGCTGGCAACCTTACAGTTAACGGTACAACAACTTCTGTTAACTCTAATGAAGTAAACATCGGCGACTCAATCATCGTATTGAATGCTGATGAAGCTGGTACTCCCTCCGAGAATGGTGGTTTTGAAGTTGAACGTGGTACTTCTGCTAACGTAAGCTTTGTCTGGAATGAAACAGATGATGCTTGGGACTTAGACAACGAAGAGCTACAAAACGTTACACTAGACGGTGGCACTTACTAAGCCCGTACAATAACAAGGGGGTGGCTCTATAGTCACCTCCATCCTCAAACACACAGGAAAATAGCCCGATGGCAACTAAAATTATTCATAAGAAATCTTCCGTGGCTAGCTCTGTACCCGCTTCTGGTGACTTACAGCCGGGAGAACTGGCCATTAACTTGGCAGACAAAAAGATCTACTCTAAGACTACTGGCGGTAGTATTATTGAGATGATCCCAGAACAAACTCCTGCAGAACTCTTAGCTGCTCTCAAGACTGTAGACGGCTCTGGATCGGGCTTAGACGCTGATACTTTAGACGGCTTAACTGCGTCCGAGTACGTCACTAAAGCGGAAGAGGCTGAGTTCTCAGGTATGAAGAACCCCCCTACCGACATTAACAACGTAGTTACTGCTGGTGAATACCGAATAACAAGTAACAATACAAACACTGCCTCAGCGTCAACAAGTACTATGACTGTGAGGGTTTCTTATAACGTAGTTGAGCAATGGCATCATCTTAGAGGTGGGCCAACTTACTCTAGGCATTCTACTGACTCTGGATCTATATGGAGCCCCTGGACCGCTGACTTAACAACGGAACACTTAACTGTACTAGACGATGATGGCCTATTCATTAAGGCTGTCACAGATAACCCTGCAGGGGGTGCAATGCTGCGAATGAGTGACCGCTCGACAGGAGACCAGTACGGCACAATCTCATATCATCAC